AGACCTATATTTGAACTAGCGTAACCTGCATAGACAATCGCCATGTGCGGGTTACCCTTCAAAAACTGCTCTACCGCTATGTATGCGTAGATCAAGCCTGTCAAAGCAATTAGCCAAGCACTCAAAATGCACCTACATCAATTACTTCGCCTCTAAACTGAACCATGTCCTCATCAAATTTATGGACGAGTTCAGGCCATAAAAGCTGACCATTGAAGAAGTTTAACACGGCAAAACCCGATCTGTGGTTACTTGGGTTTAGTTCAGCATAAGTAAATTGTGGACCATCTGGTTCAGCCAATGTTCCAGTATCGACCCCGTATCTCACGCCATTAAAATCACTAAATGGGGTCACTTTCAAAGAGTGCAGATGCCCCGTCACCATTGAGACCCCGCTTGAAACCGCATTGTTGTGAGTAGCATGGATTCCACCCTTATATCGGTGCTTGATAATACATTGTTCAGTAGCCCACACTGCCCAACAGAACTCCCACTCGGTAATGTGGTCTGTCAGCTTAAAGCCTAGAACCTCTTTAAATTGTGGTGCGTGTTGCGCTAATCTATTGCCAAACCGAATATCGTGATTACCCCATGTAAACAGTAGCTTTACATTGTGTCGGACTTTCTTTGCAATCTCCTCTATTTCGCCTAACGCACCCTGACAAGCCTTTAATTCTTGGATGACAGAAGTTTGTGGTTGGTCAGTAACGTCATGTCGGCTTATAGACGCTCCATCAAACGCATCCCCGTTACATATCACCGCCTTGGGTTTAAACTTCTCTATAGCCCATAGAAGCCCTTTAAAGGCTGTTGTTCGTTGACCAGGTATGAAGTGAGCATCAGAGAACACAATGACAGTCCCATCTAGGATGCCAAGGTTAACTTGTTTTAGTGGAGAGAAGGACTTTGGTCTTTTAGCATCATATTTAGCACTACGAGAGTCATTTGCTCCTAATTTGACCTCATGGATATTTTCCATGCTACGTCTGCGGTAGTTAACTGCTCTTTCAGTGATGCCTAGAATCTTTGCTATTTTTGTAACAGATCGGTGCTTGTCCCACAGTTCCATAAACTGCTCATCTGTACAAGAATTCATGTTATTACTTGATACCATTGGAATCCTTAGACAGTAACTTTTCTAAAAGGTTAATGACTCTATGCTCTTGCATTTCCACTTCATCTTGAGATGATTTAGGGTCTTGCGCCACAGTCATTAAATCGTGCAGAAACACATGAAGCAACTCATGTAAAGCAGTCTGATCCAGAGAGTCAGGTGTGATCTTTTCAGCACCAAAATCGCCTAGTCTGTAAGTAGCCAATCGAGCAGAAGCATTAAACTCAACAGAAGCCATAGCAGCCTTTGCTGGTTTACTTCCTTTTTCAATTCTCCAATCACCCAAACTAAGCACTTGCTGCCATTTTCTGACACTTTGTGCGAACAGTTTTGCATCTTCTGGTGTAGGAATGTTAGGCATTTCAACACCTTATACAGTATTTATGACAATTATATTTAAGAAGCCAACACAAGTAAGGCGTGATCTATATGCTTTATGCGGTCTTCTAGCCCTATAAACCCACCATTTATCTTCTTGGTTAGGGTTCTGTAGTCCTTGTTGTCAGCATATTGGTTCAGCTTTTGGACATCCCAAAACCACCCCGCAGTCAGGGCAGCATACATTGGAGTCGCCACCAAATCAGGTTGCATTACAAAATCCACCCCTAGAGCCTGACCTGCATGGAAATAGTTTGCATGGCCTGTCAATTGGATACATCCTCTGCCTCGGAAACGATACCCATCACCAGAAGCCTCATCTCTGTTGCCCATGCGATTAGAGTAAACAGTATTGGCAATCAACTTAGGATTACGAGCGCAAGCCTGTGCCTTGGCAGCATCAAACCTTTTAGGCCATAACTTCTGCAAAGCCTCTGCACGATAGTTCAAATTCTCTGATAGAAGTTTAAAATTACCTGATTCATGCCCACATTGACCAATGAAAGCCGCTTTTCTAAGTGGATTCATAATGTCAAAACGCTCAAAAGTGGCATTTAGAGCATCTACCCACTCCTCGCCAATATGAAGTTGTCGGAGTTGTTCTTTACTGACCATTGACTAATCTCCTTACTTCTTCGTAGGCGGCAACGCAGGAGTTAAGTTTGACGATGGCTTTGTCTCCATCTGCTGCGATGTCGATAAGAGCTGCAATAGTCTGTCGCTCAAGTTCGCTTTCATCGGGCTGGCTGGATTGTGGATTTCCAGTGGCAATGGGGGTACTTGCATTGGCTTGTGGACAACTTGCGGTTGGGAGCCGCAGCCGACCAGTCCTAGCAAGCTCATGCATAGCAGACTGTTTTTTCTTGACATCATCTTGGGCCTTTCTGAGTTTCGTTTCCTGATCTTGCAGTTTCTCGCCAAGCTCTTTCTCTTTGGCTCTGGCTTCATCATTCTTTTGGGCAATGGCGATTTTCATGTCGTTATCACGTTCTAGCCATCCATAGTGGTGTCCTACTCGGTATGTACCAAAGAGAGATACCAAAACACCCACAATAAGCCAAGGTAAGGGGATAGGTAACATTATTCAGCCTCTTTTCTTGCTTGAGCCAATTCTTCACGCTCTTGGTCATCTTCTAGGTGGTCAGGAGGGGTTGTCGGAGGAGGGCCAGGTGTCCAAGATTCATCCAACTCTGGGTTCTTCCAAACAGGCATAGCACCGAATGGTTGACTAGGCAAACCATACGCAGATTGCGGAGGGGCATAGGACGAGTTAAAACCGCCCATAGAGCCTCCATAACCCATTGGTTGACACATTGGTTGCGTTGGAGGATTAAACGCTCTGGTGGCACTTGACATAGCCCGTTTACCAATAACACCACCAATACCGCCCACGATCAAAAGAACAATGTCGTTTAGCATCTTGGTATAGGCTTGGTCAATCGGGGCCATGCTTTTGATTGGCTGAGTGACAAAAGTCACAGAGTAGAGCAAAGCAGCAACAATAAACATGAGGATAAGTGTGACTGCAATCACAACAAACCCCCAAATCCTTACCTCAATCTCTTCAGTTGTTAGGTTTAACTTCGTCAATCTTTTTCTCCAAAATTGGTGCTACTAAGTATTCAGGGCAAGTCTGAGTGAACTGGCATCTAGGTTTTTGACAAGGTTCAGCATGGAAATTGTCTGGGTTTTGGCAAAAATAGCGATATTTTTCATCACAACCATGTAGCATAAAAGCTACAAATACAAGTAAGTACTTCATTTACCAAGACCAACCTTTCCAAGTAGAAGATTGACAATTCTGTCAGACAGATCATCAGGTAAGAACTTCAGAAAACCCAAGAAGTACAGAGCCACGCACCCGTAAACGAATATCTTGAGGCACATATCAAAGGTTTTCTGATACTCATTCACCGACCACACCTTCTTGTTGCTTCACAGAATGTCATCAACTCATTTACACCAATAAAGACTAGAAACAAAACAAAGCAGACTCCACCGATTGCCAAGCCAATCTCTAGCTGTTCTTGCTCTTTCTGTTTAGCTTCTTTCTCTGCTTTCTTTAATGCACTAATCTCTTTGGCATCTGCCAAGTCCATCTCTGCTTGACGGGCTTTAATCTTCTGCCATACGTCAATCTTGCCTGTCTGCATGAAGAGCATCTTTAGCTCTTCCTCAAACGCTCTAGCCTGTTCTAAAGCCATCTCAATCTGCAAAGCCGTACCCATGTTCGAGCCTTTACCAGACTGCTTGGCTTGAAGCATTGCCTTTGTAGCTACAGACTTAGCGTCAAATAGCTTACCAATCATGGGCGCAAGTGAGCCTAAGTCATTGGCAACATTTGCTGCCTTCTTGACCATGCTGATTGCTGACTGTATGCCAGCTAATGCGGTTAATGGATCAACGATCATTTCTTTCTCTCCCACTTAATGCAAACAACCCTTCGGTTGTAAACATCACCAGTCCAAGTCCACTTAATACATCGGTACTCTATGGTTGCCGCCAAGAGAAAGGCGATCACGGAAATGCCCAGATAACAATATAACTACAGAAAATTACAAAACAAAGAATGAGGACTGCTACTGAGATAGCAAACAGCCCGTCTTTCATTACTCAGCCATAGTAAGTTGTGAATCCCCAACTTCTTTAGCAGCAGCGGGTACTGTAAAAGACTGAATAAATGCCGATCTAGTTGGAGCATCCATTAACTTCATCATTGAAGAAACAAACTCATTTGTTCTACCTTTAGGTATGCCAACAGTCATAAACTGAGCCAAAGCACCTGGGTTCATCATCAACTGAGCCATCTGTTTGTTGTATTCGTCTGCATTACCTCTTTGCAAATATTCAACAGCCGCCTTCATTACTGTATATGTTCTGTTTAACAGTTGTGGAGCTTCTTTTAGAATTTCAGGGCCACCAATATCAAGGGCACTAACTTTTCTTGCAAGTTCTTTTGCTTTTGAATCACGTTTTAGGTCTGCCAATACGTTGTTTACAGAAGCAACTTCTTTAGGGGTCAAAACATCTGACAACTTATCAAACCTTGGAATACCAGTGGATTTTTTAATTGTTCCCACAGCATTCTCAACGGCAGTAGCAAATTCACCAGCAGATTCTTTACCCAAAGGTGTATTTAAACTCTTAGACAAGTAGTCTCCAACCTCCATGCGATTCAGTTTCTTGCTGTAAGCCGCATAAGAAGTAAGATATTTACCCCACAATCCATCAGATGATTTATTTAAAGAAGCATCAATAAATTGCTTTGCACTGCCCAAGGCTTTAGCCGCTTGTTGAGGAATTCCACCAGAAGCATATTGCTCACCAAGATTAAGCATTTTTGCCACATCTTGATTGGATATTTTTCTAATGTTTTCATATACATCACGGCTATTTAACAAGCCATTTTCATCAGCCTTAGAAACAACTTTATCTCTAATACCTTGCAAAACAGCTTTACTTTGGTCAGATACAGTCCCACGAATGGCTTTGTCTAGTTGGTCTGTTAAATCAGATGCACGTAATGGAAAGAATCCATTTTGTTCTAAACTGTTAAGTTGGAATTGCTTTAATTGGGCTTCACCACGCAATGTTCCTGCAAGTTCTTTATATGCTTTTGCACGACCTGCCGCTTCTGACGCAATGTCACCCGCAGACAGCCAGCCAGGTTGTCCTTTTGTTGCCACAGCTTGTTGAAGTGTTGCCGCTAAACCAGTCATACCAGATGTTTGTTCAGCAGCCGCCAAGCTATTAAACTTATCTGAAATTTCTTTTTCTAACTTGGTAAAAATAGGCCCTGCAAGATTGGTTTGTTCTAATGCTGCCTCACGCATTGGCGTTGTTACTTCTTCTCTTTTTGCAATTACAGAAGCTCTCTGAGCCTCTGTGCCAGCAACAGATTGAATCTCTCTTGCCCTAGCCGCTTGTTGTTCTACCAAACGCTCTTGAAACTGACCTGCTACTTTTGCTTTACTAGCAAGTTTACTTTGCGCTGCCGCAAGTTCAACTGCTGAAGGAATATCAGAAATTGCTTGTGCCGCAGTTGGTCGAGAACCACTTACTAATTCTTTAGCATCACGCAATGCTTCAATTACTTTTGTTCGATCAGGCCCAGCAAGTTCATTCAATTGCTTTTGCATGAACTCCTGACGACCAGTAGGCGTGAGTCCTTTTAGTGTATTTAAAAGACCTCCAACAGCCTTTACGCCACCTTCAACAACAGGGCCAAGAACAAAACCCGTAGCCATTTGCTCTAATTTACGTTCAGCAAACTGTTCCACAGGAGCATTTACTGGTTGCAAAGCACTTAAAGCCGCACCAGTGCTTCCAGATCGGGCTATGTTAGCCATTAAACCTGCACCTTGAAGTGGTGCTTGTGTAACACCAACTAAACGATTTACAGGGCTTATAACATTACCAAGCGTCTGGTATGGGTCAAAACCACTACTTCCAACTCTTGCACGACCTTCAGTGGTTGCTTGTTCAACATCACTAACAAGTTGGGTTGCGCCTCGCTTAATATCTTGACCAAACAAACCCGTACTTGCTAACAACTGATTAACAGCCAACGCAGGGTCTACCACTGCACCTTTGATTGTTCTGGCAATAGGGCTACCAGCACCAAACATAAGTTCCATGCTTGATACGGGTGTTGTTTTTATACCAAGTTGCGTATAAAAAGTGTCTTTTGGTATGTCTGAATAAAATTTTGAATGAAAAGCATCAGCCAACTGAGTATCAGTCATGTCTGAATACTGAGGATATTCTTTACGAATTTCAGCAATCGTAGCCATAAAAACTCCTTAACGAATACCCAATGGGTCAGACTTATTTTTTGCGGGTTGAGCAGCTTCACCTTTAAGGTAACGCCTTGATAGATTATCTAAGATCGCCAAGTTTGCCTCTTTTGTCATGCCTTCGCTACCTAAAGAATCCAAATATGTTTTCAATTCAACATTGGAGTTAAGTTGTTGCGCACTCATGCCTGTAGCTTCTTTTACAGCATTTAGCAATTGCAATCGGATGCTTTTTAGTTCATCACGTTTTGCTTGTTCTTTTGTACCAAATACACGACCACCCATTTGACCAACAGTTCCTGTTTGCAAAGATGTAACTAAGTTTGCAAGAGGGCCTTTTGATGTGCTTGTTATTCCACCCATTTTGGCTAAATCTTTGACCAAGGTTTCTGCTGTAGAAATTGTATCTCCCAAAGCCAGTTGGCCTTCTTGTACCTTTTCTGCTTTCTCTTGAGCCTTAAGAACTGCCGAACTTGGGCCTTTAAGAGATGCCATCAATTGAGCAAGTTCTTTTTTAGATTCAATTCGCAATTGCTCTTTTTCTAAATCAGTTTTTGCTTGTCTTAAATCAGACTCTAATTTAGCTTCAATTTTTTCTCGTCCTAATTGAAGAGTAGTTTCTCTTTGAGCCGCTAAGTCTGCTGATCTTTGCAAAACAGCCATTACTTTATCTGGCGGCCCATATTTGGTAACAACAGACAAAATTTGATCTTGCGTAGCATCAGGGCCAAGTTTAGATAACTCATCACGCAACTTTGTTTCTTGGTCAATAGACAATTGAGTTTTAGCCGCAGTAGCCAAAGATGCTTGTTCTGCCGCCCGTCTTTGTTGTGTTTGAGCCATCTCACTCTGTGCTTGACGAGCATATTGAGCCAATGCCATAGCACCTTGTTGGTCACCAGCTTGTGCCAACATCTGAGCGCCTTTTAAGATTGATTCAGGGTTAGTTTGGTCTATCTGTTGGGCAATAGTGTTTCTAGCACTAATCATCTTTAGTTGTGGGTCTTCAATACCCATAGCACCTGCAATAGCACCACCAAGACTCCTAGCACCCGCATAGGTCATTGCCGCACCCGCTTCACCAGGAGTCAGTTTGGCAAGGTCAATACCCTCACGCAAAGCACTTCTGCGTTGTTGCTCACCATACATTTCAGGAGTCAGCCCAAACAAACCCGCTACGATATTTTCTGCCATGATGATTCCTTACAAGAATTGAGACATGAGGTCTTGGTTGCCATAATAAGTACCAGTACCAAATGTTGTTGCTGGCGCACTCATAGCCGTAACGGGCGGTACACCACTAAACAAACCACCCACATATTGCCCCAATGCAGGGTTAGCCGCCAAACCACTTATTGCAGAGGCGTATGGGTTTCTAGTGGCATCTGCACCAGTAGCTAGAGCAACGCTTTGACCCGCACCCGTTAAGCCTAAACGACCTACGTTGTAACCTGCTGTAGACGTTTCTTTACCAAGACCAACGCCCAATTGGAAGGGTTGTTGTGCAGCAGTCTCAAGACCTTGAACTTGTCCCAAAGCAGTCGTGTAAGGCGCATAAGCGGCTTGTTGACCACCATAGTATTGACCCATAGCTTGTGAGCCTTGACCCAATAGACCCGCACCAAACTGGACTTGTTGTTGACCATACTGTTGAGCATTAGCCGCCAATTGAGCCTCTTGTTGTGCTCTAGCGTTATACAGAGCTTGTAGTTCAGGAGTGGTAGCACCTAAAGTACCGCCTTGGGCAACAGATAAACCGCCTCGACCTTGTTGCGTTAGTCTGTTTTGCAGATTAGCCAACTCTAGTTCACGACCAGGTTGCAACAAAGCCATCTGTTGATTGAGATAGTTCTGAGCAACATCTTGAGGGTTTTGAGCCAAATACTGATTGCCCAAACCAAACAAACTTTGTGCGCCTGTTTGAAGAGGAGCAAATGCTTGTTGTGCGCCTTCTGCTTGTTGAATACCAGACTCAGCAAGTCTTACAAATCTATCTTGAGCCGCTTTAGCTTCAGGGCTTAATGTGTATCCTGCGCTTGTTAATCGACCTGTTACTGGATCAACCGCAAACTGTGAAGAGCCAAACCGAGTAGTCATTCCAACAGGTCTAAACTGAGCAGCCGCTTTAGCCGCAGCAGTCTCTCTGTCAATCATGGCTTGTGCTTTTAAAGCCGCTTCTTTAGATGTTTGTTGTTGTAGAAGACCGCCAGCGGTTTGTGCAGTAGTTGCCAATAAAGCCGCAATCTGAGCCGCAGTTAAACCTGATTGAGCCAACTTTGTAATGTCTGCAACTGTCGGAATTGGAATACCTGTGGGAGGCGTAACAATGGGAGGAACGCCAGTAGGAGGAACTCCCGTAGGTGGAACTCCAGTGGGAGGAACGCCAGTAGGAGGAACTCCCGTAGGTGGAACTCCAGTGGGGGGTACACCTGTTGGAGGAACTACTATAGGTGTTCCCAATAACCCATCTGGGGCTAATGTAAAAGCAGGGTTAAAAGTACCGCCAGCATTTAGAAAAGCCGCATCAGACGCAGGTATTCCTGTTGGAACACCCTCACCCAAGAATGCGCCATTACCAACAGGCAAACCAAAGGCAGGGTTAAAAGTACCACCAGCATTTAAAAATGCGGCATCAAAGGATGGAATACCTGAAGCAACGCCCTCACCTAAGAAAGCGTTATTACCTGCAGCAGGGCCACCAAATAGACTCTCAAACCCACCACCAAGACCGCCAAATAATAGGGCAGAACCAAGTGCAAACTCTTTTAGACCGCTTTTAACTTCTTGTTGTGTACCAGTACGCTCAAGTTCACCAGTTGGTGTGTATTGGTTATAAGCACCGCCAGTTTGATTCTCGCCAACTTTGTAAGTCAGAACATTCTCTAAGCCACCTATCTGCTGATCTTGACCAGAACCAGTTACTTGATAAACAGGTTGAACAATGGTGTCACCAAGGGTTACTGTTTGACCCTGAGGAACAGTAGCCGCCACACGAGCCGCAACTGCACCCTCATCTAACCCAACAGCTTGAGCCATCTGAGCAGGAGAGACCCCATTAGCCTCCATAGCCTTGACGATCTGATCGTCAGTCATGCCTGGATTTGCAAGCAGAAAATCTACAATTTGTGCGCTAGTTACAGCCATGATTGCTCCTTATTGTGGCTCAACAGGCCAAGTAATAGTCCAAGGGAAACCACTTTGCAAAGGAACATCTCTCAATGCTTGGCAGTAGTCTTTCCACTCTTGTGATGGAGTCATATCGCTACGAAATCTCCAATCAGTTTCTGTTAGTTTATCATCACGAGTCTGGCGAACACTCTTAGCCTGTTCAGCATCCTTCTGAGCTTTGTAAGCAGTCTCATGCTGGGTAGCAGTTGTGACATTGCCCGTCTCATCTGTAGTATCTACAAAGACAGGGCCAAGCACATACTTTGTGTACCACTTACCATCAATCTGCTCAACACCAGAGGCTTGAGAGTATTGGTAAACAGTACCGCCAGTTGCTTGTGGGCCTTCAAAGACTACATCAGCACCCAAAGACGTTAAGACTTCAGTTGTTGTTGTCTCCCATGATGGGCCACCATTGGCTTTTGTGTATGCACGAAATTCTGCTTCGTACATTACTTGTCCATTATTTGTTCTGATTTGCATGATTATTTTCCTTAACTCTTTTTCCTGATGCCCGTTTGGGTAAATTAAGTGGGCCATTTTTAGTTTCCCACTCTGGCTGAAACTTCTTTAGAGAACCCCAAGAGCTACCAAACTTTACTATTGCTTGGTCTCTTGTTGCTTTGTTTTTAACAGCCCAATCCAATGCTTTGAATAGATTTTGTTTAGCAAGTTCTATTTGCTTTTGTCTTGCTTCTTCCCAAGACTTTGGAACAATATCAAAACCATTAGCAACTCTTGTAGCTACAGCTTTTGCTCTTACTTCAGGTTTGGCGGCCTTAGTGCATCTGTCTGCAATAGCCTCAGGTGATTGCATCCATTCTCTATGTTTTTTAGCACGCTCACTCTTAGATAAACTTTCTTTAATTCTTGCTCTAGCTTGTGGTGATGCTTTTTTTCCACGTCTTGCATCAGCCCACTTGCGTTTAGTTTCTTCAGAATGTTTTTGACCAAGAAATCCACCAACAGAATTCTTATGTGCGTTGTACAAGCGACCTGTGTCAAAACATTCTTCAAGAACAAAAGATTCAAGCTCTTCTAGTTGTTCAACAACTTCAGGCCAAACAAGTTTAAATTCAAACTCTTGTTCACTTCTTGATGACCATGAGTGTTGTAAACGAGGATTCTTATGCCGACCAGCACGTAAGTCAGATAAGTGCCTACGCTTTCTAGCAGACCAATCAATGGTACGCCCAATGTAGGACATACCAGTTGAAAGGTTTTTAATCTGATAGATTCCGCTATTCATGTCTATGCAATAGAAAGATAGATGAAAGTTCCTCCTGAGGCGTTAATCTCAGCAGGAGCAGTAGAACTTATTTCAAAGCCAGCAGAATAAGCATCAATATAGTCAGTATTTGTTACCTCTGCTGCTGTAGAGTTTAATAGCAAATACGGGTCATTACCAGAGGAAATTCCACGTGCGACATCCCAGACGTACCACGAACCAGTTGAATCTGTACGCTTAATTAGAACAAATCTAGCACCTGCTGTAAAACCACAGTTAACTTGAAGCGTAGTTCCTGTGCCTGTGTATGAGCCTACTTTGGAAACTCCTGCACAAGTTGCAAATAAGTAGGAAACGTAGGTAACGCCAGATTCATTGCATCCTGCACCCGAGTTAACAGTAAATGTAGTGCTAGTTGGTTGTGCGTCTAAGAAACTTCCGTATGTGTAATTTGTTTGTGCATCAGTTGTGTCTAACAATTGTTTCTTAAAGTTAGAAGATGTAAATGTGTGGAATGTGTACCAATCACCAGAGGCACTACTTGAACGATTTTTAATAATTAAAAGTTCAGGTGCAACTCCAAGATTGTGTGTTTTCGCGTTATTACTTGCCCCATTCCCTGTATAGCAAACCTCATCAAAGAAGCTAGGGGCGCGTCTGAACATCCACCAAACTTCAGATACGCCTGCGTTCCAACTTCCAACATTGGCTGTCGTATTCCAAAGATTGTATAAAGATGGTGCTTGACTTGTAGTTATTTCTGCATCGGTTGTATTTGTTTTTAAATAATTCTGTGATGCACTTGAATTAGAGTTAGCAAAGTTTACAAGCCTTGAATAATTGGCCTTATATAAAGTTCCAGTTCTCCAAGCATCAATGTACATATCAGCAGGGAAACCAACACTTAAACTATCTCCTGCGCTAAATGTGCCAGTAACTGCGTTGTACACCTTAGTCGCATCCGTAGGCACTTTCATCGGGCCTCTGCGAATGGCGATGTAGATGTAGGTTTGGGCATCAGTACCTGTGTCGGCTAAAAAACCAGTTGGGGTTATTGAAATTACAGCATTTTGTGATTCTGCATCAGAAGTATTCGCCCGTAAAAACGCTGAATTGCCTGTCCAAGAACCAAGCAATCTACGCATATTGTCTTGCATTCGCCAATCGCCAGTCCCATCTGAGCGTTTATACATAATCCATTGAGGCTCATACCCTAGGCTTATTGTGGCGTTTGGTTGTCCTGAACCGCTAGTCGTAAACGACCCACACGAAATCACATTGTCTGTACCAGTTAGGCCAAAGCCTCCTGCGTTGTGGGCGAATAGGTAGGCTACATAGGTTTCACCACTTATGTTACAACTATAAATGTTTTGGTTTATATACCCAACATTGATAACTGTAGAAGATGCAATATCTGATTGAGTATAAGATGAGCCAGCAGCAGTTGTATTTAATCTCAACGAAGAATAGTCTGTGTTATTTAATCTAGCAAAAGCCAACCATGGGTCAGCACCATCTGTGCGTTTTATAAGAATAAATCCAGGCTGCGATGCTAAACTATGACTTAAAGTTCTGCCAGAAGAACCATTCCCCGTATAAGTCACAACATCAAAGAACTTTGGAGCTTTTGCCCAAGACCATGAAACAAGAGTATTTCCTGATGAGTTTATATTGCCACTATCGCCAATACTAAAACCATTGTTGTTAAATGCTGTAATAGAGTTGGTTGAGTAGTTTTGTGCAAAATCTAGGTCAGAACGCAAGCCATATTCTTTGCCTCTTACTGTATCGTAAAGCCAGTTATTTCTTGTGTCATTCCTAGCTTTTAACCAAACAAGACCACCTTTTGTTGATAGGTCAATATTATTTGTAATTGTTTGAGACGCACCAGTACCAGAATATAAGAAAGTAGAAAACACTTCCTCAATATACGCTGGCACAACAGGAACACCACCACCAAAGGCATCGTAACTTGCCGCACCAGAAGTTGCTTGTAATGGCATTAAAACCTCCAACCTTTGCTCAGATTTTCGTGAGCAGTTATAACTTGTAAATTCCAAGGAACGTGCATACCCGCTACGCCTTTTCCGTTAATTGGAACGATATGGTCAACATGGTGTTTTATACCAGTTTGTATATACCTTGCTTCAGAAACATCGTACATCTCTTGAATCATAGCTTTATCAATGGCTGTTAACCAAGTTGGTGTAGCTGACTCTTGAGCCGCCCTACGCCTTGCTCTAGCCGCAACATAACGTTCTTTGTGGGCTTTATAGAAGTTGCTTTGATAATCAGGATTACGCTCGTGCCAAGCCTTTGATGCTTTCTTCATATAGCCTTTTATTTTCTCAGGATTGGCTTTAACCCATGCTTTTACCTGTTCTTTGACTTTTTCAGGATTGTCTTTGCGATACTGTTTAGCATAAGCACTACGCTTGTCTCTGTTTTTCTCATCATACGTTTTGCAGATGGCGGCTTGTTTCTCAGGATTCTTAGCCCTCCACTCACGCAAGTATTCACGAGTTCTTTTCCTGTATGTCTCAATGTTTGCTTTTCTGTTTTCACGACCAGCTTTAACACGACAAACCCGACAAGTGCCGTAGTGTTTATTTCTACGCTTGTCCATTTGGAATTCATCCAAAGGTTTGTCAACATTACATCTTTTGCAGATACACATGATTAGGCTTTGAACTGAGTTACAGAGGCAAGAACTGTAAATGTACCAGATGAAACTTTGATAATCAAATAACGATAGCTATCAATGCCACTTGCATTACCCGCAGTAGGCGCACCACCTAACCAACGTGTCGTAACACCAGATGTAGTACCATCAACTTGCACAGCAGAGTTATAGTAAGCAGTAGAGCCTTGAGTAACCAAGAAAGCTACAGTCATTGATTGACCTGTACTCATCAGAGTGTTTAGTGACGTACCGCTAGAGCCACGAAAGTTTACTGTCCAGTTAGCACTTGCGTTACTTGTGTAATACAAAACAGACTGAGTTGTAATGTCGTAGTTAATCGTTCCAGTAGCTGCAGTAGCTGATACTGTAGCCACCTCTGCTGCATCGTTTAATACTGCACCAATAGTAGACGATGAGCCTGAGAAAGTCTGAGTAGCTGTGAATGTCTGTGCAGAGTTGGTAACGGCTGTATTAGCGTTATAAGCCTGTACATCAGTACCAATAGCTAGTCCAAGAAATGAACGTGCAGAAGAACCGCCAGCACCTAAGGTAGTAAGATCAGCATCGTATGCTTGGACATTAGTACCGATTGCTAAACCTAAGTTAGTCCGAGCAGTAGCAGTATTGGATACGTCAGATAGGTTGTTAGTGTTAACTAAGAAACCACCTGCGGTAAAAGCTGCTTGTGACCAAGCCGATCCTGTCCACACATACAGAGTGTTTACTGCTGTATTCCAGTACAAAGCACCTGTCAACAGAGCATTGCCATCATTGTCAACAGAAGGGGCAGTAGATTTAGAGCCTAAATATCTGTCATCAAAAGCATCGTATGAAGCTGCCGCATTGGTCTCACTTGTAGCCGCATTACTTGCACTTGTTGAAGCGTTAGAGGCACTTGTAGATGCGCTTGAAGCACTTGTTGCGGCATTAGAAGCAGAAGTAGCCGCAGCAGTAGTAGAACCAAATATCGAATCTATTTCAGTCTTTGTATAAGCATTTGTAATGTTATAGCCGCCAATAGTCGTAGGATTCGTTCCTGCCGTTGCCCGACCATAAGCATCAAAAGTCACAGATTGGTAAGTGCCTGGCGTTACACCAGAAGATGCCAAATCAATGTTGTCCGAATTGACAACAATACGGCTAGAAGATGCAGTGCCTACATTGAGAGTGTTACCTGTCTTTGTAAGGCCATCACCCGCAGTAATCTGACCCGCACCTGAGAACTGCGCCCATGTAATAGATGTGCTCCCCAATGTCCCACCTGCATCTATTGTGCAGATAAAGCCAGAGTCAGCGTTAACAGTTCCTTTTTCAACAAAGGTAAAAGCCGCCACCAACTCAGCATAAGTGTCAGCATCTGTTGTACGAGTCCAAGAACCTGTTGCACACAAGTAAATACCATTGGCAGATTGAGTAGATTGGTCTTTAACCAAGACCCGATCACCCGCAATAATCGAAATGCCATCAATGGTTTGTGCGCCAGACAAAGTGATGTTTGCAGTAGTAGCCGCAACCACAGAGGCTTTAGCATCAATACCTTGAGCTAGTGCATCCACATAACCCTTGGTAGCCGCATCAGAATCGTTTGTAGGGCTTGCCAAACCAGTAATGGTTGCCGATGTACTGCTATCCATGTCCAATGCGCCAGAGATGGTCACATTGTTGAATGTAGAAGTACCAGAAGCCGCAGTCACATTGCCTGTCAAGTTGCCAGTTACGTTACCTGTGACATTGCCTGTAACAGCACCCGTTAAGTTGCCTGTTACGTTACCTGTCACTGCACCTGTTAACGGGCCACTAAAGCCTGTATTTGCCGTGATGTTCGTACCAGTAATAGCAAGTGGAGATGAGCCACCAATTACCGAGCCATTGATTGTTCCCGCACTAATGGCGGCAGAAGCAATCGTAGCGGCTGTGCTAACAGTAAGGTTAGTGAAAGTACCTGCTGCAGCAGTAGTTCCACCGATAACCGCACCATTTATCGTACCGCCAGTAATCGTGGCAGATGAGTTATCTGTCTTTGTTGCTATGGCAGTAGCAATATTATTGAACTCTGTATCAATCTCAGTACCCTTAACAATCTTTAGAGGATTGCCAGGCGAAAGATTATCTTTAGATGCGAAATTCGTGGATTTTGAGTAATTTGACAATCTAATTCTCCTTGTGCCTATTAGGCTTAACCTATCTTGCCTTCTTTGGCTTGAAGTTCAATTTTCTGAATTGACAACTGAGTGCCATTGATAGTGGCTTCGTAACCAGTTTGTACGATTTTACCCGCACTAGACGCATTACTTGTTAATGCTTTAATTGGTATACCACTTGAGTAGTCTGCAATTGCATACTCGCCAACCCCATACTCAAAATAGCCTTGAGGTGGAATAAAGACGTTCTCTGACTGATAAGCACCTGAGTAATCAAAAGCCCACTTGATTGTGAGGAACTGGTTAGAGCCACCAATCACCACGGCAGTAATAGACTTCAGAATAGAAATCTGATTAGGGTTTCCTAAGTCAGCATTGTTTGTGTAGTACGAAAATTGGTAAGTAGTAGCGTCATCAAGATACCCACCATACTTACCAATATAGCCATTCTTGCCAATGTATAAATCACCATTTCGCAACGATCTTAGTGATGTTGGTGAAATATTGTCCCACTTGGTTACACGGGAAGCGCCATCTTGAAGACTCTGCTTTGTATCAAAACAGTAGACTTGCAAAGTAGCGGGCAGAACAAGCAGATAAAAAGCGTTCTTTTCTGAATAAACAGATTTAATGTTTGCTAGTGTTTCTCCCGCTAAGGAAGATTCCAAGTCAAAACGAACATTCTTAGAAAGGTCTCGCAATGGAGCAGACTTCTCTTGAATTGTCCTCATTAGTGAACGAACACCTGAGTCTGACAAGAAAACAACATCAGTACCAATACTTTGTATGGTATCCCTAGCGATACATCCAATAGAGCCTACTGTGTCGCTAAGAACGAGGGATGCGGGAGTAGAAGCACCAGAGTAAACAAGAATCTGCTTCTTACCAAAGATAAACAAGAAATCATTATGAGCTGCCAAACCCATGACTTCATCTGCACCATTAGGCCATACACGAGATACATCCAATGAGCCAGAAGTACCACCACCCCATACATGACCTGCAATCAGATCAGAAAAGGTAACAGTTACTTTGTCTGTAGATGTATTAGCTACCCATAAGCGACCAAATGCTGAAATGCAGATGTTTGCTTGGGGAACTGTAGCCACATAACCAGACTTTTCAGAGACTCTGCGATAAGTAGTTGTACTTACTGCGGGATCATAAATGAGTGGATCGTGACCAGTTTGGAAGAAGTATGCAATGCCATTCAAAGATGCACATTGCCAATTAGATGCTGAAATAGTAGGAGCAGAACCGCCACCACCATAGGTCAACTCAGTCACCGCATTGGCAGTACCAAGTTTAAATATCTTGTTGTTGCCAGCAAACAGAACTGTCAAAGTCCCATCGTTTTGAACTAACTCATGGATTACACCAACATCGTTAGCGCCTAGATTGCCAGAGGAAGAATTAACCCTTGACCAACCTTTTCTAGCACCAATACGACCATACTGATCCAAGATGCAGTTAGTTGCAACCAAGGCAAATCCAGACCCCAAATCAAGGGGTGAATCTTCAGTATTCAGGCCATAAAAGCCTGGTGCTGAGAGACTATAACTTTGGAGTGCTGATGCCATTAGACCGCCACAAAGTTGTCTTCAGGATAACGAGTGCTTTCCAATGCAATAGCATCAGAGAGCATTCCTCTAAACAAAGCATAAGCCTCATTAGAGTTTGTTCCACCATCTTCACCACGCTCAATCAAAGCACGAGAATAAGCACTTTGAGCAACCAAGTAGTCCAAGACTTTCACAGAAGTGCCATCAGCAGACAGATTAGCTTGTGGAACAGTTACATCAAACTTCAATGTATATACGCCATCAGGAACTGGGAACAAATCAATCTTTGTGTCGCCATTGCCATCTACACCACTAAAGCAAAACTCTGAGGGAATAGACTGTGAAGGTGTACCAAAGTTGAGCTTGCGATTCATGTCCGCAACAGTAGTGTTATCTAAAGTAATAACACTTGTGGTGTTGATAGCATCGTTAACACGAAACTTTTGACCAACACCTGTCAAAGCATAGGAACTTATGCCAGAAGCAGTAGTCACTGTAATTGTCTGAGATAGTACATTCCATGAATAAGCATCTTCAATCTGACGCTTACCATCATTGACAAACTTGCCAATCAAAGCAGAATAGGCGGTTTCGCCAACAGTAGATACTGTGCTTTCACGCAAGCGAACCAACACATCGTTAACAAGTTCTAAGTAGGTCATGTTCTTTGCGCTCCTTGAACCTCAAATGTAGCAATAAAACTGAAGGAACTAGCCGCTTCAGTAGTAAGTTGAATCCTATCGCCCTCTTCTAAAACCATGTAAGCAACACCATTAAATTCAAGGTATTCTTTAGAAGCTAAGGGATATGCAGTAAGAATATCCAAGGTTGTTGCGGTGCTTGAGTCATACCATTGGACAGTAATGCTCTTTGTATTTCCACCAGTGTTGTGGATGTACATGACAGTAAACTTGGCGTAATAACCCGTAGGAACTGTATAAACAGTTGTCAGCGTATTTGCTGTTGGGTTAATTCCGACAGATACTGGTCTCACTTCATATTCCTCTTAGAGATCGCTTTAGCCTTAGCTTTAGCGTCTTCCTTGGACGTTGCGCCCCAAGCTCTAAGAGAAAGTAAAAGTCGGGTAGGCTTTCCATCTTTCATCTCAGCGCCAGGCATATTGCCCATTCGTGCTAAAAAGGATGCCCTACGAGGGTTATCTCCCGACTTAACTGGTGGTTTTAAATTGCCACCTGTTTCTGCATTATACGATGCTCTGCCTTTAGCATTCAAGCCCCCTTTGGGGTTTTGATGCGCTTTTAAGGTCATTTCTTTTTAGCAGTCTTCGCTGCTTGCTTAAATGCCGCCTCAGTAGGAGCGCCTTTAGAACCAACTTTACGCATCTTTTCTTTAGAACCCGCTTTAATGCGTTCTTGTTTGGCATTGATGTTGGCGTACAGACCTTGTTTCATTTCTTTTTCCTTGACATACCCGCTTCGGATAAAGCAATGGCAATGGCTTGTTTGGGCTTCTTAACAACTTTTCCACCCTTACCAGAGTGCAATTCGCCAGCCTTATACTCACGCATAACCTTGCTAATCTTAGCCTCTGCTTTGGTTTTCATTTGCCACGACCTGCTTTTTTCATCATGTTCGTAGCAGTACGACCACCACGGGTAGGCATGGCTTTAGGCTTACCAATAGCAATCATTACAGTGACAGGCATAGATTTCTTTTTGCCATACTCTTTGGCTTCTTTCTCGCCTTTTTCTGTGTATGGGAATTTCTTGTTTCCAACTTGTGGCATATAAATCCTTATCGAATTAGCTTGGTTGCAATAAAAGAAATGATGCCGCCAACAACAGAGGCGATTGCCATTCCAACGAAAAAGCCACCTTTAGACTTGTTTGCCATTTCTAAAAGCGTTTTAATATCTTGGCGAAGTGCGTGAACTTCAGACTGTAAAGCCTCAACTTGAGCTTCCAATTTACCAAATTCTCTTGGATCAATTTCCGACATTTGCAACCTCTTTCTTTGGTCTTCCAACCTTAGGTTTGTCTTCTACTTTCTTTGGAGTTTCCTCAACAAGGACGTATCCTTCATGACCTTTCATGCTATCAATATCATGTTGATAGGTGAAAGTAACTGTGTTTCCCGACTTTAGACAACGAAAAGTAGCCATAAAAACTCCAAAAAAAGGGGGGTATAAGCCCCCTTTAATTAAACTGCACGACCAATGATTAAGGTCAATGTTGTTGATGCCAAGTCTACAGAACCTGCTGTAGGGTTGTAAGTTACGATAGTAACTGTGTTAGCGGCTGAAACATAGGCTCTACGAACCAAACCTGCCTCAGAAACGCCAACAGACATACCGATAACCATATCGCCCAAAACAACGCCTGGAACTGTAACTGTATCTGTAGCGGTTGCAGTAGTAGCTACTGATCCGCTATCAAGAGTGCATGAAACTTCCCAAGTGTCTGCAAACAAACCTCGGAACTGGTCATTGCCCCTGCGGGAAACAACTGCTGTTGCTGCTGCCATAATAAATTCCTCCTAAATTAAGAAAAAACTCCCCCACCCGAAGATGAGGGAGAAGTGGCAACTATTAGGCTGGAACTGCTAACGCAAATGCGCTAGAAGACAAAGCTGCACCAGTTGTGGCGGCTGTACGCATTGCTTTCACACCATAAAGTGTGTCAGATGTGAACAAGGTAGCCAAGTAGTCTTGTTTGTACTGAGTTTGTGAACGGATGCCCATTTGCTCAACCAAAACCATAGAGTCCTTGTGACCCATCAAGCAGATACGATCTGTTGTAGAGTTACCAGCAGCAGTATCAGCATTGCTTGTTGTGAACACGGGGATGCCATACAGTTGACCGATTTCACCATTACGGATTGCATTACCATTACCAATAAAAGCCTGTTCTGTGTAACGGGAAAGACCCATCAACGTATTGCGGCTTGAAGGAGGAATGATAAAGAAGCGACCATCCATAGGAGTGTCGTTGTCATCCAAACGCTGAATAGTGCGACGAATAGCAGCGTCAGTCAATGCGGAAGCATTGGAAGATGTGCTGTTATAAACAGTAGTACCATCACCGCCAACAAAGGCTTTGGTGGATGTATTGCTTGTCGCATAGTCGTTAGTACCGACAGTAGCACCATTGAATGCACGACCCAATTGGATCAAGCTAGTGTCTACTTGCTTGGCAAGCGCATAGCCAGCGTCAGCAGTGTAGAACTGGCGCAAGCTGTTCAGGGCTTGTGCTTCAACGATGTCCTCAATGAAACGTGAATACTCAAAGTGCTGGTTAATGTTAACCAGAACTTCTGTCTCAGTGTCGGCAATCAATGTAACGGCAGTAGATGCCGCTTTTGCTGTAGCTGAACCACGGGTAGGAGCTGGAATGTGAACAGTGTCACCTTTCTTGCCCTTGAAGTTCATCTTCATTACGATGTTAGCCAAAACAAGGTTTTTCTTGTAAGCGGCTACGATTTCGTCAGACCAGATTTCTGGAATGAACGTTGCTGCGGTGGTTACTGTTACCGCTGGTGTTGGATATGCCATGATTAAATCTCCTAAAACAAATTTTAACGAACCCGTTTCTCTATGTACGCTTGCATGATTTCATCACTAAGCGCAGCATAACGATCTGGGTCTCTCAACTGAAGCTGAATAAGGTCAGCCCTTCGATATACTTTCTTTGATGATTCACCAGAACCACCTACATCAACACCTACTGCCTTTAAGTTCTGCTTGCGAGTTACCTCACCCTCATCACTTACTTGCTTACTTTTTACAGTGCGTAGCTGTTTATAGGTAGATAGCAATTCATTGGCTGAGTCGTAATCATATCCAGAATCGGCTTGCTCAAAGATTTTAATGCGAATAGGGCTAGACTTCACCCAATTTGCAAAGTCCTGATCTTTAGCTATTTCGCCAAAGTCGGGATGTTCTTGCGCTAACCTTTGCTGAATTTGCGCCCTTTTCATCTCTTGCGTAACTTGTCGTGCCGCTAGGATGTCAGGGTGATTATCAACAGTCCTTTGAACTGCCTTCTGTGGATTCTCAAAAAAATCTACTTCAGGCTCTTCCTGTCTAGTCTGTTGCTGTCGTGAACCAAGGTTCTGTTTGATAAGTTCATCGGCTAACTTTCTGACCTCGCCTACTTCCTGTGCTTGCTTTCCAATTAGCTTTTCAGCCTCTTGGTGCATCTTCACAATCTCGTCTAAACTTTTATCCCTGTATTTCTCAGGAAGTTCAGCCTTTTGCTCAATCTTCTGTTGTTCAATCTCTAACTCGCCAAACTCTTCTTTTTCATCATCAATCAACATACTTATTTCCTTTTCCTGCCGTCAATCGGTTGTAGGAGATTCAACTCGGCACAATTGCTTATGAGTTGAGTTTCTGCTCGGCCTTTAATCTATCTAAGTGACTTTTCTCGAACTTCCCATGCGATGATGGAAACGCTCCAGACCACCCTTCTAGCTTAAAAGCTGGTGCAGATAAAATGCGATGAGTTTCCTCACCACAATCACACACAAGACTTGTTGTCTCATAAACAACAAATCTCTCTGTCTTATGCCCGTTTATACAGGCAAATTCATACATTCTTCTCATTTAAGTCCTCAAATGCTCTTTCGCTGACTTGTTTCAAGTTTTTCAGCCAAATAAGTATAGATAACTCACCTTTTCTGAATTGTAGACTTTTTTCATCTGCAATTGTTGAAATATTATTCAAAGGTTCTATCATTTTGTCAACATCCTCCATTAAATCTATCCACCCTTGAGTGGACATCATGGAAAATCTCTCTTCGTAGTACTTCTGAAGTTCTGGATTCATTGTCTAGTCATCTGCTTTTCAACAATCTTAGCCTTGTTCTGAATATCAGCTTCTTTAAGCATCAATTCAGCAACTTTGACACGCTTATCAAACTCTTTTGAAGCCAAAGCATCGTCAGTAGGTAGATTCTTGGTATTAGCCGCCATACTCTTTGCTTGCAACTCAATAGGCATCAATTGCGCTTCAGTCAATAACTTTTGCGCTTCAGCCTTATTCTGCTCTGCCTGTGTAGTTTGGACAGCAATCTGAGCTTGAGCCAGTTGCATAGCCAATTGTTGTTGCATTTGAGCCGCTTGTTGAGCCTGTGGATCAGCCGTAGCCATCTTGTCTAGCATCTCAATCAACTCAAATCTGTTTGACAGAGAAGAATTAGCCATGATGCCCTTCAAAATGATAGGCAAAACAGGTGTATTAGGGCCAAGAGTCTGCAAAAGTGCAATGAACTGTTGTTGCTCATGCTCTCTAGCAATGATTCCAAGTGCTGCCGTAGGAATAAACTTCATGTCCACAGTAGGGTAACGCTCTGGATCGAACTGCATATAGCGGTAGGCGGCTTTGGTGATAAAGGGGATCATGAAATCCTCTTGGAAGTTCACCAAGGTACGCTTGTATTTCTTGATAATCGAGGCAGTAGCCATCGAAATACCACCCTGACCCGCATCTCTGGAGACAGCAGTAACCATTCCCTGTGAGTCAAGAGTTCCTGTTGCCATCAAAAGCATACGTTCAAACTCTTTGGCAGTAGTCAGGTTAGAACCATCAGTATTGCCAAACTTGAACGGGAACAGAATCTCATTAGGATTGCCGTTTGTCAGGATTGCTTTACCTGGCTTTACTTCAAACTTAGCACCACGGGGGAGTCGAGTAGCATCCATAGCCATCATTGGGCTAGTTGTGAGAGCTAGTGAATCTAAGTGTGAACGAACTTGGGCATCTATGGCTTTTTGTGAGTTGTAAGCCTTCTCAACAGTACCACGACCCAACAAGCGATTAGGAACTGTATCGTCCTGATAAGCAAGGATTGGGCGATCCTTCATCATGTATGGGTTCTTTTCTGCTTTCAGAAGAGTCCCATCATTAGCGATAACAACAATAGCCTCAACCAAATCGGAATACTCATCCTGAATACTGTCTTCAGGGAATAAGTCTTCTACTTCGCCATTTTCTTCGTTCTCTAGTTGCTCAAGATACTCACGAGGAACTAGACCATAGTAAGTCAAAAGTTTAACTTTATCGTCTTCGTACTGAGAGACTTCTTGTGTAGGCTCTAAGTCTGTATCCATAGAGTCAGTGCCGACCTTTACCTTGCGGTAGATGCCTTCTTCTTGACCTTTAACGATCTTGTGGATAGAGACATACTTCTCGATAGCCACACCCATACAGTCATCAATAGATGTTCCATTGGGGTCAAACAAGAAGTTACGGGGGTTAACAGGAACAATCTTGACTGCAATGCGGTCTTGTTCTACCACTCCGATAGCGGCTTGTCCCATTTGACCAGGTATTGCCTGAGTAGCGGGAACAAAGACTTTCTCTGTTTTGACAACAATCTCACCGATACCAGTGCCATAAATCTCAGCCAACAGCTCAATCTGGTCAATAGACTTGCGAATCTTGTCTACTTTAAAGTCTTCCATCAGTTGTGCTTTGATAGCAGCAACATCTAAGGGGCTACCATTGACATCACGAATATCGTCTTGAATGTCAAAGAACTCACCCTGACCAAAGATGGCTTCCATGATCTCGGCATGGCGTGTCTCTACGGCTTGTTGGGTAGCGGGGGTAACGATACGGCTACGCTCGGACTCACGGGTTTTGTCTTGGGCATCCCACTCACCATTGAAGATGCGCTCGTACTCTAGCCAATCATCAAGGCAATTGACATCTCTCCAATCCCTCCATCTGTCACAATGGTTGACAACAAAGTTAACTATCTCTTTGTCTGAGTCGCTAGGTTCTTGGAATTCCATGATTGTCCTTTACCTACCTTGAGAAGCAGGTTGTTGATTTTGTACTCTTTGAGCTTGGTCTAATAAAAGCATTAAAGATGTTGCGATTGTAGGATCAATATGCTCTGGGGCAAATCTTTGTGATCCAGTATTTTCAAATGCAGCATTTTGCAATCCAAATGCCAATCCTTCTGTACTTGTTGACCTATAGCCTTCACCTTGTTTGGCAAAATCAGGGGCAACACTTTTTAACCAATTCGCAATCTCTGGTTTACTTGAACCGATAATCTTTTGAAAATTATTCATAAATTGTGTTTCAAGCTCACTTTTATCTCTTTTTGCTTTAACTTCGTAATACTGCTTAATCAATTGTCTTTCAGCGGCATGAGTCATTTCATGTGTAACTGTAGGCACAACTGTACTTGGGTCTTGGTATTCAGAAAACCTATTTACTTTTAGAATGCCTCTATCTGGCACTTTCCCAGAACTAAAAAGACCTGGCGTTACAAAAGAACCTAAAGTATTGTCCCCAAGAAACTCTCTTTGCATCTGAGGCATTGATCTACGGCTCATCAAGTAATTCGCAAGCGTCTGATACTCTGGGTTATCAGAAGACTTTTGCAAAATCTTTGTTAAAGCCGCATCCATTCTTATACCCCACTAATAATATCTACTGGTTGCCAATCCTCGCTGTCATCTTCTTCCATGTAAGATGTAACAGCCAGTTGGTCAATGTAACTGAGGGAGTCAGGCAAGTCATCATGGACTCCTTGAGCAGGGAACAGGATTAACTGGTCTACAAACTCATCCCAATCTTCTTCCGAATTTAACACAATTCTGCCATGCTCGAACCTACCTTGTAAAGCCCAGATGATTCTGTCTGCTTTTTTTCTATTCCCGTGGGTCAAATCTATGATGTGAGCATAGGTGTTGTTCTTTCGCATCAAGTCCGAAAGATAGGGCAAAACAGCGTTCTTTAGCGCCCCCTTCTCTATCCCCACACTCAAAGGGCGGTAGTCCCGAATGGCTATCAGTATCTTAGAGGCTGTCTCACGGATATCCCAGCGCCCGTGTTCAATCTTCTCAACAAACCACTTCCCATCGTCAGTAACCTTAACGATTGAGATAGCAGACTCGTCCAGACGCTTCTTAGAGTTGGCCGCTTGTTTGGCAACTTCCTCGAATCCTGCAAGGTCAACAGCGATATAATAGCTTCCATGTTCAGGTTTTACCCCGTATTTAATCCACTCTTCCTTGAAAATGTCCGACCCCGCATTGGTGAAAGAAGCCATAAACTCTTGCTTAAAAGCGAAAGAACTCAGGGTCTTTTTAGCAGAATCTATCTCTGCTTGGTCAATCAAAGGGTTATCAGCAGTGGTGAAGTGCCACGACTTCCAATCAGGATCATCTTCTGACTCACCTAGTTTGAAGGTATCGTAGAACCAATTTCTGCCCTTTGGAGTGCCGATAAAGAGTGCTCTCCCCCGTTTATCAGACAAACTGGCTCGAATGACCTGTTCCCACGCCTCGGGTTTAATGTCGGCAACCTCGTCTAGTACGGCATAGGTCAATGAGACTCCACGAAGGGTATCAGGTCTATCCGCACCCCGAACGTATATCCTAGCCCCGTTTATCAGGGTAATGTCTAGGTTGTTGACGTGACTGCTCTGAATAACCTCTCTACCAAGGTCTAGCAGTAAGTCCCAAATGATTTGACGGCTTTGTCCCATAGTGGGACTAACATAAAGAACCGCAGAGCCTTGTGGACACTTGAGTCCCTCAATCAGTAGGGTAACCGCCGCCATACGTGACTTACCGCACCTTCGACCAGCAGCAACAACCTTGAACCTTGTTTGGTCTTTAAATACCTCTTGTTGCCAAGGAAGTAGAGAGAAGTTCAGATCAGCCATATTTAGCCTCTACATCTTCAGGTTGTTCAAGGTTGGTGTCTATTATGGTTGGCTCACCAAGTCCTGTAATTGTGATGCTCACGGCACTTCTTTGACTCTTATCCTTTTCAAACAAAGAAACAGGAAGCGTCCTATCAAGACACATCTTCAAAGCTACCAATTGATGGGGATGCTCATCATTAAGGGCTATCTCAATAACCTTCTGAGCCACATCCTTACCTCCAGACCTAATCATCAGCTCTTTAAGCTCCTTGAGACGTTGATGGTCTGTCTTAGGTAGTAC